GCAAATAGGAAATTTGCTCATAATTCATAGGGCTCCGCCCTCAGATTTGCTCCGCAAATCCCACCCAATAAGAACGATTGCGTATTCAAATCCTGTATTTCCTTTCGCACTTAACAGGATTTGTTTTGTTCGCATATATCACGCGTCCGCAGACGAACTCGCGCGTGGGGATGATGCTCCAGCTACTAAATCCTCACATCATATCATATCCTTACAGTGCGGGCTCAATCCTTCGCCCGCAGGAAGCGGGGGGAACTTATCATATCTTAACCTATCAAATAATGGAATGATTGGGCTAAAGTCCCAATCACATATTCGTCCTCATCTCCGTTCGTCCTCATCAGATAAGATGCTCCAGTAGTTTAATCCTTATTGCTCTGGGAATCCTTGAATAGTCGCCGCCTCAATCCTTCGGCGGCTCCGCCGCTACAACAATTAAATATTTAAATTGGGGTATGTATTTTAATATATGCCAAATAAGAATTATGTTAAGGGTAGAAAAAAAGAGTATAAGATATGTAGTAGATTAAAAGAAGAAGGCTTTGATATAGTGCAAAGAACAGCTGGTAGTCATTCTCCAGTAGATATAATTGCAATTAATAAAAAGTTAAGAGTAATTAAACTAATACAATCAAAACCAGATTCAATGTTATTAACACAAAAGAATGCTATTGAATTAAATAATCATTGGTTAAATAATGTTTTTAGAGTAGAGTTTAGGGTAGAATAAAAGAAAAGCTCGCAAAAGAAAACAAATAAAAACATTAAAAATCATTAAAAACATCAAAAATAGCGATTTTGAACATCTTTTATTAAACGTTTGTGGAACTCGCACAAAAAAATTTTAGAAAATATTATAAAAACTTTCGAGTGGTAAGAAATTTATATAAAGAATTGCTATTTTAATTTGTTAAGCCCCACAGGAATGATATGCTCTAAGGGAATAGTTTGAAATATAATTATTCCTTTGGGGCTTTAAGAATATGTTGGTGTGTGTCTGTATTTGTAGGTTTCTGTTAGTATGAAGTATATTATATGTTATATAGGATATATATGTATCTGTTTCTTTCTTTATGTTACTTTCTTTCTTTGACAGGCACACACACACATTTATAAAGGTTATTTTGTTAGATTAAATTATGGAAGGAGATATTTGGGGAAGTGAATATGTAGGAAAGTCGGCACAAGTTATTATAGATAATATTAAAAAAGAAACTAAACATTATAAAAAATTGGAGGAATTAAGAAAATCGGAACAAGATTAACAATGCAATATAAGTTTGGAGTAACAACTTCAATCATAAAACAATTAGCAGAAAAGGAAATGGATATCTTCCAGAAAGAACTTATCTCTACGATAATGTGTGAATTATTTTGTGAAAGAAGAAAAGCCATGGAATTAATAAAAGCTATAATTTTTAAATTTCCATACAAAGAGGGAAAAGTTGATGGAAGAAAAGGATATATATATAATCCAAGCACAACTGAAACTAATCCCTAATGGAGTTGTAATCTCTGGGGATGATTTAGAGCAAATATTTTCACAAGATGATACTGGATAAATGGCAACAAGAAGTAATGAACACAAAAGGCAATCTTTGCTTAAGAAGTGGGCGTCAGGTTGGGAAATCTACGGTTATTGGGTTAAAAAGTGCAAAATATGCGCTTGAGAACGCTAATAAGCTCATTATGGTGATTTCTAAGACAGAACGTCAGGCTGGACTGCTCTTTGCCAAAATTCTCTTTCAATTAGTGCAAATAGACAAAACTGCTATAAAAAAAGGTAAAGACAGGCCAACAAAACATAAAATCTCATTAAAAAACGGCTCAACTATCCACTGCCTCCCAGCTGGAGATACTGGATATGGTATAATGGGTTTTACTATAGATTTATTAATCGCAGATGAAGCTGCGTTTATCCCAGAGGAAGTTTGGAACTCAATAATTCCAGCAATGGCAATTACAAGAGGAAGTATCTGGCTATTATCAACTCCATTCTTAAAAGAGGGCTATTACTATAATTGCTTTGAGGACCCTAACTTCACAGCATTTCACACAAGTTCAGAAGATTGCCCAAGAAAAGATGAAGCATTTTTAAAGAGACAAAAAGAAGTTTTAACAAGAGCACAATATGCACAAATGTATCTGGGTGAATTTATAGATGAATTTACAAGATTTTTCTCTGAAGAATTAATATTAAAATGCTGCACTCTTGAAAGAAGAAAAGAAATTATTAAAGGAAAATATTATCTCGGCTGTGATGTTGGTAGAAAAATTGATGCTTTTACTTTTGAAATAATTAATGAAGTAAGAAGAGAATATTACGAGCAAGTTGAAAATTTAATAGATTATGACATCCCACTCCCAGAAAGCACAAGAAAAATTATAGATTTAAATTCCCAATATAACTTCAAAAAAGAATTTATTGATAGCGGAGGAATGGGAATCGCTGTATGCGATATGTTAAGAGAAAATGAAGATAATAAAAGAAAAGTTGTTGAAATTAACAATGCCTCAAGACCAGTGGATAGTGAGGGAAGAAGTAAAAAAATCCTCAAAGAAGATTTATACAATAATTTAAAGAGATTAATGCAACAAGGAAAATTAAAATTATTAAAAGATGACGAGGTTAAAGCGTCTTTAAGATGTATTCAAAAAGAATATAATGAGGCGACTGGAAGAATTAAAATTGGAGGAAATGATAGTCACGTGGCAGAAGGTTTAATCAGAGCAGTTTGGGGAATAATGGATAAATCTTTAAATCCGTGTATCGTATAAAATAAAATGGCAATGAACATAACCTTAGCGGACAACGCTGATGTTGAACCTTATGAAGGAAAAAACATAGATGCAACTTGGACAGATACTCATAGAGATGAAGTTGGTTTGCAAGCAGAAGCATATCTTTGTGTTCTATTAAAGTATGATATTGTAACGAATTGGGCTTCTTTAAATGCTATCTACAAAGTAATACTCACGGAATACGTCGCAAGAACAATCGCAATCCAAGGAATTCTTTTTAATACAGGAGGTTACAACGGCCCTGTAGAAATTGAAGATATGATAAGCATTAGCTTCGATAAATTACAAAAAATTCAAAAAATACTTGATAAGTCTGACATACAAGACTTTCTGGGAGTTTAAAATGGCAATCCCAGGAGTACCAAGCCCATTCGCAAAAGCACGCCAAGTTGAAATAATTGACAACAGAAGAAATGTAATATCTATAAGTGCAAGTGGAAACTTAGGATTTATTGGAACCAATCTTGTTTTAAATTCAGCAGTAACAGAAACCTCAGATATGGCTAAACTAGGCCATGTCTTAGATATGTTTTCTTTAGATACTGGTGTTTTTGTTCAATACACGGGAGATGATGCAGAAGAAACAACACTCGTTTTTGATTTTCATGAAGTAAAGAGTTTCAGAAATTTAATTATGCCATATTCTTTCAAAGGGAGCGGAGCCGCAACAAGCACCTTAAGAGTTAGATATTCAGAAGATAACGTGAATTGGACAACCTTAGAAACAGTTACTCACACCCCAACCACTACAATAAATGATGATATTTTAGGAAATAATCTTAGCGCAAGATATATTGAAGTTTATTTACAAGCTGCAAATCATGTCAACGATGCAGTTTGGAAATTAAAATCACTCTTACTAACAACCTAAAAAATGGCAATGAATGTAAAAAACACAACAACATCTGAATTAGACCAAAGTTTAAAAATTCAGACAACAGAACAAGAAGATGTAGATAGAGCCCCAGATAAAACAGATGTAAAATGGGTAAATGATAAATGGGAAACATACAATAGTTATTATAAAAATCATATTGCTACGAAATCTGTAATTAATAAATTAGGAATGTGGAGTGTTGGAAAGGGTTATAAATGTTTAAAGAAATCTCAAGAGAAAATTCTACAAGGAATAGTCGGCTGGGGAAAAGATACTTTTAATGAAGTTATTGACAATCAAGTGAGAGTAAAACATATTAACGGCGACTCTTACGCTGAAATCATAAGAGATGACTCTGGAAAATTAATTAATTTAAAACCATTAAATCCTCAAAGTATAGGTCATGTAATAAATCCTCAAGGAATGTTACAAGGATATGTGCAAAAATTAAGTAATGGAAAAGAAGTGTCAATGGATTTAGAACAAGTCTTTCATTTATCTTTAAATAGAACTGCTGATGAAATTCACGGAACAGGAGACATAGCAAGTTTAATAACTTTCTTAGATAAAATAAAACAGCTTGATGAAGATATGTCTGTATTCTTTCATAGATTTGTAGTGCCATTAGTTATTTGGAAGTTAAACACCGACGATACAACTGCTATGAACACTTTTAAAACTCAATCAAAAGCAGCAAGAAATGGGGGGGATGATTTAGTTATTCCAGACAAAGCTGTTGAGTGGAGTATGCTGGAAGCAGGAAGCGGTGTTGGAAATGTTGCTAAGCCAATGGAGTGGAGAAATAAATGGGTTGAAGAAGTTATTAAAGGCGGAGGAGTGCCAGCGTTAATTATGGCTATTGAAGCAGGAACTACTGAAGCATCTTCTAAAATGGTTTATCTCGCATGGCAGCAAGTTATAGAAAAAGAGCAAAGAGATTTAGAAGCACAAATAAAATTACAATTAGGAATAGAAGTTAAATTTGATTTCCCAGCGAGAATTGAAGAAAATCTCGGAGAAGATGAAGGCAAAGACTCAGCAATAAATAAAACTCAAAGAAGTGAAGTTGCAATCACAACTAAAAAAGTAGAACAAGGAACTACAAAACCGCCAAAATGAAAAAAATAGATAAGTCAATTATTATTACTGCAATAATCACTTTAGGAGTTATAGAAGCAGTTGCTATGTGCTTTGGAATTAATGGAACATTGAGAACTTTAATAATAGGTGCAATATGTGCATTAAGCGGATTGGCTATTAATACTGAAAAATTCTTGAAAGGAGGTGTAAAATGAGTGAAGAAGAAAAACCTAAAGAAGAACAAACACCAGCTGACACTGGAGAGGGGGTTCAGCCAGAAACAGTTTCAGAACTTGACAGAGCAGACCAAATTGCAGAAAGGCTTAAAAGAGAAAATGACAGAAAAGAAGAACTATTAACAAGAGAAGAAAACCTTGAAGCTCGTCGTAGAGTAGGCGGAGTTGCTGAAGCAGGACAACAATCTAAACCTAAAGAAGAAACTCCAAAAGAATATAGAGCAAGAATAGAGAAAGAGATGAGAGAAGGTAAAACAGATTTTAATTAAAAATGGTAACTGATTTAGGTAAAGGAACTCTTATAGCTGATGATGAAGAAGAGGCAGTTTGGTGGCATCAAGCTGAAAATTCAAAAGAATATATTAAGCAATTAGAGAACTCTATTAAAAAAACGAAGAAAGAGTTAAAACTCTCTGCAAAAGAAGTTCACGAAAAATTTATCAAAGGAGCTAAGGCAAACTTAAAACAAAAAGAAATAATTATAAAGATTCAGAAAGAATTTTTAAAATTATGTGAAAGTAAAATTAAGTTATCCTCTTAACCGAATAACTAAAGATTTAAATAGTTTGTTTTTATATTATTTTTATGGCAGATGAACACACTCTAAAGATTGAAACTGAATTGCCAATAACATTTACTAAAGATACAGCAGAAGCTATGGAACAAGGCTCTTGTCAAAAGATGACTTCTCCAATGGTTGCTACTGCTGCGGATGGAGATGCAGATGTTTATGCTGGTGTAGTTCAGACAGAAGTAACTGCTGCTGAAGCAAGTCCAAGTGTTTCTATTTATAGAGGAGGAATTTTTGAAGGAACTGCTGGAGTTGCTGGTGTAACAATAGGACAGGCAATAAGGTTAGATTCTTCTACAAGTGCTCAGAATAGACTTGTAGATTGTGATGCCAATGATAATTCAATTTGGGGAATTTGTTTAGAAACTGCTGCGAGTGGAGATAGATTTTTATATGAATTAAATATTACAGCAATTAACGCAACATAATGGTAGAAGAAGAAGAAGAAACTGAGGAGGACGAAGAATAATGGCAGACGGAGCAGGACAAGCAGACATCAGAGGAATAAATATAGATAAAGTTTCTAAAGATATGTTTGAAGAAGCTTTAATTTTTAAGAAAGAAGTAACAGTAGAAAACACACCATCAAGACAAATAAGATGGTATCAAAAAACATCTGGTTATTTAACAAATGCTTTACCTGAAAAAATATCTAATATTCCTTACGGAGCAAGACCTTTTGTTCTAAGACAAACTTGGACAAGAAATACATCTTACACTAAAAAATATTTATTAGATTCTGAAATGATTAATATGGAAGATGAAACTGATTCTGATGTTCAAGTATTTATGAACACAGCACAGGATTTAACTGAAGCTGTAGCAAATGATTTAGACGGAGACATTTGGGATGTTGCAAGTGAAAGTCAAACTGCTGTTAATATTAATGATGTGACTTCTACTTCTAACTGGAACGCAGCAAGCGGTCAGAATCCTTATGCAGATATTACAGAAGCAGAACAATTAATCAGAGAACAAACTAAAACTAATCCTGTTTTAAAAATATATATAAATGCACAAGACCATAAAAGTTTAAAAGATTGGTTAGTAACAGTTAAAGGTTCAAGTGTTCCCGGATTTTCAAGCCAGTTAATAGATAATAGGCCATTGTTATCATTTGATTCTAAACAAGTTATAGTTTCTGAAAATGTAACTGCTGATTTTTGTATGGTTGCTAACTTGAAAAAAGGAGTAATCTATAAAGAATTTATGGGCTTAAGAACTTGGATAATTTCAGAGGAGGGTATTGGTAGAAAGCTTAGAGTAGGAACTAATGGAATTGCTTTATTGGTTAGACCTAAATACATCGCTTTAATATCAAATACATACGCATAATGACTCTTGAAAATCTTAAAAAACATCATGCCAGATTAAAATGGCTTGCTTCTGG